CCACCGTTCGCAATCTCCCCAGTGACCGTTCCATCGTCCGACATGGACAATCCGTCAGGCAATTGCCCGCTGGATATGTAGAACGTGTAAGCCGCCGTGCCACCGCTCGCTCCATACTTGTAGGAAACGGTACTACCGCATCCGGCGGAAGGCAGATATCCGCTAATACCCAATGCAGGTGGCTGTACAGAACCCGTTTGCAAGCTCAGCCTGAACCCATTGATGACGACACGGTTCCCGCTGTCACTGATGTATCCCATCGTGCGGCGGCGTTCCAGCGTCTGGCCGTTCTCGTGGGCCGCGTTCCAGTCCAGCCGGTAGATAACGCCGTTGGTGAAGTCACCGGCCAGCCACTGGCCATAGCAGCGCGTCAGATCGTTGATGCGCCAGCGGTCGAACCCGTAGGACTGGCGGCGGTGCCATTCGCCGGACGCAGCATCATAGCCCCACGTCATCCCGTCCGGGAACGTGAGGTAGTAAATCTTGTGGCCGCGGTCATCGTAGGCGAAGGCAAACGCCTGCTCCATGTTGCAGCGTGAAATGGCCTGCTCGATGGGGTGCGTCGAGATGCGCTGCGGGGTGTAGCCATTGGCCCGATACACCACGCCGTCATTACCCAGCCAATAGACCGTGTTGTCCATCGTGGCGATGCTGTCGCCCGATGCGCAGCCAACCTCAATGACGGTGCCGCCCGCGCGCTGGAATGTGCCGGTATTCGCGCCGGTGTCCACGAATGGCTCGATGGTCCGCGTGCCGAACAACCACCATTCGCGGTGCGTGATGGCCTGGCCGACCAGCTTGTCAGGCGAGGCTTCGGCTTGGTAGCGGTCCAGCGCGTTGTAATTGAGCGCGTCGGCCAACATGGACGTGAACGCGTACCGGTGCCCCGGCTCGATCACGGTCATATAGCCGTCGAGAAAGCCGAAGCTCGAAGCGCCGGGGAAGGCGTCGTCGGTGATATGCGTCAGGCTGTCGTCGCGCGTGTCGTACACGTAGCCGGATACGCCGTTGGCGATGCAGACCTGATTGCCGCCCTTGACCTGATTGTGCGACATGGAGCAGCGGCGCACGCCGGGGATGTAGCCGATGGACGTCGCCCCGCCATCTGCGTCGATCTTGTACAGATAGTTGCCGCACACCACCAGCAACAAGCCCTCGGCATTGTGCATTCCGCGAATCGGGTCGCCGGTGCCGATGTCGCACCACGACACCATGCCCGGCGCGCCGCGCAACATGGACGGCGAGCTTGTGCCCGGCCGTTCGGCGACGACCGGGATGTAATTGCACGTGTCCTGTACGGACCACGGCTTGGTGTCGTCGGAGTACGCTCCGCCGACGATGGGTAGCGGTTTCCAGCGTGCCATCAGTAGTAGACCGCCTTTTGCGGCTCACCCATGTAGCGCGGCTGGTTGAGCCGGTGCAGCTCCTTCATTCCTGCGCTGGCGTTGAGCTTGATCGCGTTGGCCCGGCTGCCTATGCCGTACGGCACAGCAAGCGTGTCTGCAATGACGCGGGTCAGCGGAACAAAAAAGCGTGCGGGAATGTCGTCGGAATCAAGGTCAAACGGGATCAGGCCGGCGTCGTATAGCGCTTCCAGCTGCTGCTGACAGCGTTCGTCGCCCGTCTGCGCATCCTCCGGCAGTGGCGCGCCCTGTGCGTCAATCACGCCCAGCTCGGCCAATACGGCATTGCGCAAGTCTTCCCGCGTGTAGACCATGATCGGTATCCGAAAAAGAGGGGCGGCCCGAAGGCCGCCCCGTGGAGGTTACGCGTCGTCGGCAGCGCCAACGAAGCCCGTGGCCATGCCCCAGTCCTTGGCGGACGAAGCAGTGCCCTGCGACCACAACAGCTTTTCGACACCGCGCAGCTCGAAGAAGCCCACGCCGTGCTGGAAGCCGTAATCGTCTTCCTTGCGCAAAGTGGATTTGGTCATCTGCGCCCACGCCACGCCCAGCGCCTGCGCGCCGCACATGTACACCGGCTCGATCGAGACCGGCGTAGTCGCGGTGTTGTCGAAGCTGGCGATCTCGGGGATCTGACGCACAACGACGTCATCCCAGAGAATCGACGTGCCCGGCGAAAACAACGGATTCTTGTCGCCGCGAACCTGCGCGTTCTGCCAGTCGGTGCCCATGTCGGCCTTCAGGTCGCGGAAGCCGTTGGGGCCGACAAACAGCACGTAGGTCTCCTGATCCTCGCCATACTGGAAAGGCCGGATGCCGTCGCCGTTGACCGTCTGCGCTCCCTGCGCCCGCCGCTTGAGCAGCGACACGATGGACTTCGACAGTTTCATGCTCGACGTCACCGCATTGATGGCCGTGGCGAAGGTGGCGTTGTAGTTGCCCACCGAGTCACCGAACAGCACGCGGTCCTTGTTGCTCGCCACCCATGCATTCTTCTGCGAGGCGGAGGCGTCACTGAAGGCCACGCCATTGATCGAGCCCAGCGCGGTGATGATGTCGTTGCGCAGGTAACGCATGGCCAAGGTCTTCAGCGCAGTGCGACCGGCGTTGCGAATGTCGATCGGGCTGGCCTGCTCTTCCTCGGTGTTGACCACCGTGGCGTCACGGACCACGCCGATGGTGATCTTGTGGCCGTCGTTGGGCAGCGCCTTTTCGTTGCCGACCAGCTTGGTCGAACCATCGTTGTAGCCGGCGGAGGCATCCAGCGCGCCCAGCAATGGCAACGTGATGGCGTCGCCCTTCTGCTTGGTCAGATTGCGCTTGACCTGGATGATGGAGTTTTCGGAGCTGCCCATGTACCGCTTGAAGCGGTTGGCGCGGACGTACTCCTCGAAGAACTTGTTGTCCCACTGCTTGACTCGATTGGCAGTGGCAATGGTGGTATTTGCCATGATTGGATTCCTCAGAACATGTGGTCAAACACGTCCTCGGGCGCCGGGGGCTCTTCACCCTTGACGTTCCGGGACGAACTCAGGTCGGGCGGAATCGCATCAGCGGCGGCTTTCTTGCGCTTGGCCTCGGCTTCCTGTTCGGCCTTGATCTCGGCCAGAATTTCGGCCTTGAGCTTTGCCTTGTAGGTGTCCGGATCCTGCATCTGCTTGAACTCTTGCAGTCGCTTGCCCAGCTTGTAGGCGGCCATGGCAGGGTTGGGGCTGGAGAACACCTCGTGCTTGATTGCCGGGTTGCTCTTGGCCTCTTCCTCGACCACGGCGAACACCTCGTCGTAGTCCGGGTGCGCTTCCCGTGCCGCCGCTTCCAGCGCGCCGTACAGCCGCCCGTTGAACTGCTGCTCAAGGGCCTGCACGCGCTGGTTGACGAAGGCGTCGGGGTCGTCCCAGATTTCCGGCTTGGGTTGGTCGCTTTGCTGCTGTTGCTGCGCTTCTGCAATCTGCTGCTCAAGCGCCTGCTTTTCGCGCTCGAATCGCTGCCGCTTTTCACGCTCCGCTTTCAGTGCGGCGAGTGGTACGCGTTCTTCCTCGTGCGTTTCCGGGGTCGTCGTCGCCTCGGGGGTGTCGGGTTCGTCGGAGGATTCGGGCTGGTCGCCCTGCTCCGGTTCGTCCGGCTTTTCGACCGTTTCCGCCTCTTCGGCCTCGGCCTGCTGTTCCGGCTCGTCCGGGGTTTCAGTGGCCTTGTCCGCTTCGGCGTATTCGCTCAGGAAGTCGCTCTCTTGCTCGCTCATTTGCTGCTCCATCGACCGTTCGTCGTCGTCACGAAACGTGCAGTCGGTGCACGGGCCGGGCCTTGATGCGGCCAACAAAAAAGCCGCCTCATGGGCGGCTTGGTGAATCGGGGATGGCAGGTCGTGGAGTTACTGGACCTGTCCTCCTTGATTTTCTTCGGGCATTAAAAAACCGCCTTGCGGCGGCTGTTCGGGCTGCATGCTGTTGACGGCCTGCATTCGGTCCGTCTCGGCCCTGTAATCCTCGCGTTCGTTGTCGGCCAGGTCGTCGGCGGTTTTCTCCCGCAGTTTCTCGCGATCCAGTTGCAGCTTCATCGCGTCGATCATGTTCTCGAAACGCTTGTCGGCGGCCTTCTGCTCGGCTTCCTGCAACTGCCCCTGCATCTGCTGCAACGCTTGCTGCATGGCCTGCATCTGCGCCTGCACCTGTGGCGGCACCTGCTGTTCCAACAGCTTCATGATTTCGTCTTTGTTGCGCAGGTCGCTGGCCTTGATGATGGCCTCGGTGGGAATCGCGCTCGGGTCGGCGCGCTTGAGGTCGACGAGCGCCTTGAACTGTTCGGCCTGCACCGTCACGGTGTCCGGGCCGTCCTCCAAAATGATGTCCACATCAAGTTCAGTCAGCTTGTTGCGGACGCCGACAACCTCCTGCATCTCCGGCGACTCGAGCAGGCCCGGCGGCAATGGTTGCTGCGCCTCCATGGCCTGCATCTTGACCACCTCGCCACGCGTGATGGGCTGATTGATGCCGACCCATCGCAAATTGCGCTCGTCGTCTGTCACGCGCACCCAGCGCGCGTCGGTCCAGTATTGGCGCACGCGATACCAGACCTGGCGGTAGACCTCCCACGACCACGATTGCAGCGCGTCGAACACGCCGGACATTTCGGATAGCCCAGCCTGCACAAGCATCTGTTGCGCCCGCCCGGAAGGCGCTTGTGCATCGCCCTCGATGGCCGGGTTGACGCCGCTCGCGTCGATCTCGTTCTTGCTCTCCTGCAGCAGCGAGAACTGCCCAGCGACCAGCTGCTGTTCGTCCACAAATTCGAAGCGCATATCTGGATTGACCTCCAGATAGCCGTCGGGTCGGGCCGCTTCTCGTCGTGCCGTATACACGCTGTCAACGCTGCCTTTCTCGGCAATGATCTTGCGCGAATTGAGCAAGTGCAACGCCTTGGAGCGACGCTTGTTGATCTCGTCCTGCGGCGACAACATGCGCTTGACGATGCCGTAGCGACGGTTCTCTCGATCAATGTAAGCGCTGGTGGCAATCAGGTCGCACTGCCGCTCTCCGTTTTCGTCTACATACGGCGACGGCTGCGGATCGCGCAGATAGCCACCCTTGCAAAACGTCGTCGTCCACCATTCGCCCTTGTGGCGGAATCTATGTTGCAACACGCGCACACGATGCCGTTTGCGGTCGCCCCACTGGATCGATGGCCGGTCGTCGAACGTGTCGCCCATGTCCACGCCGGACGCGTAGCACGATTCGATCACGTCATCGGATCCGGGGAACATGCGCAGAACTTCCGCCTCGTCCATCCATAGGACTTCGCCCAGATAGGTGGCGTCGGAAAAGTCGCGCATGCGGCTGTGCGGATCGCGGTAGAACCGGTCCCACGGCACCCACTGGATGTCCACCTCGGGCCTTCCGTTAACCACCTTCGCCGCGACCTTCGCCGCGCCCAGGCCCTCGATGAACATCGTCTCGGCAACATGCGTCCGCACGTCGTCGAATTTGTTTTCCTCGCACACGAAACGCAATGCGTCAGTGATCGACTGCGCTTCGTCCTCATGCTTTGGTGTGCGCGGGTACGCCTTCGGGTCGGTGCGCCGCTTGCGCTCGTAGCCGATCAACGCGTCAATCTTTGGCGCAATGCGGTTGCTGATTACCGGCGGCTGGCCGCGCTTGGCCAGCGCGTCAAGTTCGGCATCGGTCAGCTGGTCGCCGGCGTAGTAGTCCCGGCACTGCTCCGATAGCTCGCGCTCTTGCTGGCTGTCGTCTACCGAGTCCTCGAACTGCTGGCACAGCGTTGACACGTCGATGTCGGCCACCGGGCGCTTTTCGACGCTCAGTGTGATGTCTAGTTCTTCGGCCATCAGGCGGACGCCATTAATCCGGCGGCAATGAGTGCCGCAATCACATCATCCACAGTCGATCCGGTCGCCACGTTGGCCGCCACGCTCGCGCCAGATAGGGCAAGGTCGGCAGTCTTGGCATAAGGTGACAGGTCGGCTGGCTGGACAGCCGAATCGGCCTTGTCGCCCTGGGCGGATGTGGCGAAATCGCCAGTGTCGGCCTGCGCCGCCGTGCCGAATGACGGCTTGCCGGTCACATCGCCCCATGCGGGCTTGTAGTCGCCTGCCAGCGCAGTACTGGCCGTGGTGCCCAGCGTCAGACTGGATGTGCCGGCACCGATGGCGTCGCGCGCATCACTCTTGCTGCCCGCTGTCAATACCGCCTTGCCGGTAGTCGTCGCATCGGTGATTTGGTCAGAGCTGATATGCACCGAGCCACCACCAATATCTACCGGATCGCCGTCCGCATCAATCAGAGTGATATGCGTAGCGATGTCGCCAAGGTCGCGCGGAACTGACGATTGATTCAGCACGTAGACGCTGCGCTCGTTCTCTTTCGTGTAATTGCTCATGCCACCTTCCAGTCAGTAATGTCGCTGTCGTCGTACGGGGTGTAATCGTCAATCAGTGAGCGGCGCCTGCGTGGCTCGGCTGGGGCCGCGTCTTGCAGCACATCCAGCGCCCGGCCAATCAGGCCGCACACGTCTACCTTGTCGTCATGCTTGCCGGCGGGGAACGCCACCAGCTGCGCGAGCAGGTGATCCGCCCATGCCGTCTGCGGGACGCACACCGTGCCAGCCGATGCGCGTCCCATGAATCCGCGTGCCCTCGCCACCTTGTCGCCGCTGGTCGGCAGCAGGTAGCGCGACACGTACACGTTGCGCTCCCGCATCCGCCGCTTGATCGCCGGGCCGATGCTCGACTCAATGACGCCCTTTTCGCCGATCCACTGCGCCGGCCTCCATTTCGCTGCCAGGTCGAGGGCGGCGTCAATGCTGACGTCCGTGGTCTCTTGCCCGCTCCACCAATCCAGCACGTACAGGTCGCCGCGATGATCCACGCCGAACACGCCGTGCTCCGTCCAGTCACCGCCCTTGGCCGTGACGGCAAAGTCGCTCGCCATGTAGATGCGCAGTCGCGCCGGAGCCAGCGGGTAGCGGCGGAAATCCTCACGGCTGAAATACACGCCGCCGTCAGGGACGGGCCGCTGCTGGTACAGCGCCGACCATGTGCGAGGCTCGCGCTCATAGATCGCCCAGTGCTCCGGCCCGAACCACTCCGGCCACAGGTATTCCCCTGGCTCGCGGCCCAGCGGATCGTCGTCACGCTCACACCGGGCCGGCAGGCTCAGCACCTCCCACGTCTGGCCGTCCCGACACTCGATGCGGCCGCACTGGCCGTCGTAGTCCTCGGGCAGGATCGAGCCGGCAAGGTCGTCCTCATGCCACCGGGTCTGAATCAGGATGACCGACGCGCCCGGCTTGAGGCGCGTCAGAAAGTCATCGTGGTACGCGTCCAGCGTCTTGCGCCGGATCGTCTCGCTGTCCGCCTCCTCGCGCCCCGCGACCGGATCGTCGATGATGCCCAGGTCGCAACGGCTGGACGTCAGCCCACCCATGAGGCCAGCGGCGTACATGCCGCTGCCATTGGTCAGCTCCCACTCGTCCGCCGCCTTGCTTCCATCCACCAGTCGCGCGTCCCAGATGCCGGAGTACTCATCCGACATAACGATCTGCCGCGCCCGCTTGGCGTGTCGCACGATCGGCGTGCCGGCATAGCTGGTCATCAGCACACGCAGGCCCGGCTGCATGCCCATGGCCCAGGTGGTGGCCACCACGGACGCATACGTGCTCTTGGCGCTCCCCGGCGGCTCCATGATGATCAGGCGACCGTAGTCAGCGCGGACACATCGCTCGATGGCCTCCATGGTCAGCACGTGGTGCGCCGCTATGCCCGACTCCACCGGAGCGCATAGCCACGCATCCGGGTCATCGGCCACCGGCGCGCCGGGGATCGTGATAGCTCGCGAGTACGCCACCAGCGACTCACGCGCACGCCTCCGCCGCAGCAGTTCCGCCGCCGCCTGCTGTCGTGTGATTGTCCCCATTGTGATGATGTTTCCCCGGTGTTACGGGGTATCCTTAGCCTGTTTACGCCCGCCGGCAATGATCGCCTCCAGCTCCGCATCGCTCGATGTGTGGCGGTGCTCAAGCGGGGCCTCCCTGTCGCCGGCCAGTGTCATGCGGTCGCCGTAGCGCTTGGGTGCCAGCTTGCTCAGATACCACTTGCGCGCATCCAGCCTCACACGTCGGTCGTTTGCGTCGAGCGTGTCGTCGTCTGCGATGCTAAGCATGCTGTCGGCCATCGCATCCAGCCCGTCATCTCTTGCGCGCGCGTATTCCGGCGCAAACCCATGCACGTCATTACGATTCCATCGCCGGACTGTTGCAGGGTCAGGCATACCTTTGCGCTTGCAAATTCGCTCCAGCGACTCACCAGTTGCCAGCAGCTCACATATCCGCTTCGCCTTGGCCTCGGTGTACTTGCTGCCTTGTCCCGGCTTGCCTGCCATTACACGATCTCCAGTACTGCGGTATAGACCGGCGCGCCATCGGCCAGCACATCGATGCGATGCAGGCCGCGCGTCAGGTGTGAGTGATGCAGGTCAGTGGGCATAGTGATAGTCGCCTTGCCCTGGTCGTCGCCGGTGCCGGCAAGCGTGGTCGATACGCAGTCACCGCCCCACGGGCGCAGCTCTGCCGTGACAGTCGCGGCACTCAGGTCGTGCGCGCCTGCGTCATCGCGGACCCAGCATGTCACGACGTCGGCGTA